GGGATTTCGCGACCGCTCTTTTCGCCTAGAGACAGAATATAGTGAAACTAATTCATGATGAATAAAGTGAAGGAGTGATATATAATCTAAACACTTGACAATGGAGGAGATATGGCAAGTACAGGTGGAGTTAAGATTGGCGGGTCATATGATGAGGCTCGTACAAGGAAGGTTCACGCCGAAGCCCAGATTGCTGAATTGGAATTAGCTAAGGTTAGGGGTGAACTTGTTATCGCAGAGGATGTCGTTAAAGCGTGGGAGGACGTATTAGGAGCGTTGAAGGGTAAATTATTAAACATTCCGTCTAAGGCAGCGCCTATCGTTGCTAGTGAATCCGATGCTGGCAACTGTCAGGTCATCTGCGAAGATCTAATCAACGAGGCATTGGAGGAGTTAAGTAATTATGAGCCGAAAATCAACGCAACCCGAGCGAAAAGCACTTCTGGGCCATCTGAAGACGGCGATACAAACGCTAAAGCCCCCACCAAGGCTAAACGTAAGTCAGTGGGCAGACCTAGAAAGGCGACTAGACTCTCAGAGTAGCGCAGAGCCAGGCCGATGGCATACCTCAAGGGCTGAATACCAGCGAGGGATAATGGATGCCTGTAGCGATCCGAGCATAAACGAAGTAGTTGTTATGGCTGGCGCTCAGTTAGGCAAGTCTGAGGCTCTGTTAAATATTATCGGGTATCACATACATCACGACCCCTGCCCGATTCTGATGCTGCAACCGACTCTGGATATGAGTCAGTCCTTCAGTAAAGACAGAATAGCCAATGGTCTCTTACGGGCTACACCTTGTCTGGCGGGTAAGGTGAAAGATCCTCGCGCTAGGGACTCTAATAACACTACGTTGCATAAGATATTCCCAGGAGGTGCTATTTCTATCGTTGGTGCCAACAGTCCGTCCGGTCTTGCCTCGCGTCCTATCAGGTTGGTCTTGTGTGATGAGGTTGACCGATACCCTGCATCTGCCGGTTCTGAGGGCGATCCTATACAGTTGGCAAGAAAACGAAGTGCGACATTCTGGAATCGCAAGATTGTCATGGTATCTACGCCCACTAACAAAGGTTCGTCTAGGATAGAGGATGCTTATGAAAAGTCTGATATGCGGGAGTATTATGTCCCATGCAAGCATTGTCATCATGAACAGACCCTAAGATGGTCCAATGTCCGATGGACAGACAGTAATCCTGACACTGCTCAGTATTATTGTGATGAGTGCTCTTGCCTCTGGTCAGATTCGGACAGAAGGTGGTCTATCCGCAACGGCACATGGGTTGCTAAGGGTGATTTTACTGGAATCGCTGGCTTTCATATATCTGGGCTGTATTCGCCTTGGACACCGCTATCTGACGGCGTGAGAGAGTTTCTGTCGGTCAAGAAGAATCCTGAACAGCTTAGAGTGTGGACGAATGTGTATTTAGCACAAAGCTGGGAGGATGAGGGCGAACAGGTAGACGATTACGCTTTAGCAGAACGGAGAGAGCCTATTGAAGATCTGCCTGAAGAAATCGCGTTTATCACTTGCGGAGTAGATACGCAGGATGATCGCCTTGAGGTGAGCGTAATAGGCTGGGGAAGAGACGACGAGTCTTGGGTCATAGATCACCATGTCCTTTATGGAGATCCCTCTACGCCGCAACTGTGGGCCTCTCTGGACAATATCTTGTCCAAGGCTTACGACACTACTGACGGCAGGACAATAGTCTCTCGCGCTGCATGTATAGACTCTGGTGGTCACTTCACTAACTCGGTCTACGCATACTGCAAGAAGAACTACGCGAAGAGGTATTTTGCCATCAAGGGTGTTGGCGGTGAAGGAAAGCCGATAGCAGGAAGGCCCAGCAAGAACAACACGATGAAATGCCCGTTATTCCCAGTCGGAGTTGATGCAACGAAGGATTTATTGTTTGCACGGATGCGAATCAACGAGGAAGGCGCTGGATATATGCATTTCTCGGACAGATTGAACGATGAATACTTCCGTCAATTAACAGCAGAAAAGATTGTCACAAAGTTCGTTAGAGGTTATAAGAAGAGGGTTTTCGTTAAGAGAAGGCCTCGGAACGAAGCATTTGATTGCATGGTGTATTCTGTAGCCGCATACGCTATACTTAACGTAGATGTCAATACCATTTCGGACAGAATACGATCTGAGCCGAAGGAGGCTGAGAAGCCTAAGGAAAATTATTCTAGACCTTTTGTACCTAGAACGAAAGGTTTCGTCAATGCATGGCGGTGACAATGGCATATAAAAACTATTTTGACGATATCTTAGAGGGTGAACCGACTGAGATCGTTGTAGGCGATTTTATTCAATGGAAGCGTTCTGATCTCGTTGATGCCTACCCTACCAACTTATACAGTCTGAATTATATTGCTCGCATAGCTGCCGGTGGCGGTGATCATGAGATTAATCTTACAGCGACTGAAACCTCCGACTACTACTTAATACAGGCCAACTCAGCAGATACTGCTAGTTATGAGCCAGGAGATTATCACTGGCAAGTAGAGATAGTCAGAACATCGGACGCACAGAGAAAGGTGATTGACCGTGGTCACTTCACGGTAGTTCCTGACCTTGACGTTAACGCCTCTGATCCTCGGTCTCATTCCGAGATCATGTTAACGAAGATTGAATCTTTACTTGAGGGTAAGGCTGACGCAGATGTTTCGTCTTACAGTATTGCAGGACGAAGTCTGACCAAGATGACATTCCAAGAGCTTGTAGATGCTCGCAATTACTTCTCGGGCAAGGTTGTGAGCGAGAAGGCAAAACTGGACGCAGAAAACCACCGTCCAACCTCGGCAACAATTAAGGTGAGGTTCTGATGGGAATCTTAGACGTTTTTAGACGTAGTCCAGAAAAGGACAAGATAAGCAAGAGAACATACGCAGGAGTAAACAATGGTCGGCTTTTTGCTGACTTTGTTGCATCTGAGAGGTCAGCAGACAGTGAATTACGTTACGCACTGAAAGAACTGCGTAACCGTAGCCGCGATCTGTCCATGAACAACGAATATGCTCGCAGATACTTTGAATTACTCAAGGTTAACGTGATTGGCGAGAATGGAGTGTTCTATCAGTCTAAAGCTGTTGATTCATTGGGCCAGTTAGACCAAACAGGCAATCAAGCTGTAGAGACCGCATTTAAGATGTGGGGCCGATACGGATCGCCTACAGTCTGCGGCAAGATGTCATGGATTGACGTTCAGAAGCTTGCTATAGAGCTTTTGGCGAAAGATGGTGAAGCATTTCTGATTAAGCATAGATCGCCAGACTTCCATGATTCATTCGCGTTAGAGTTTATTGAAGCAGACCAGATTGACGAGACTTACAACAAGCGTTTAGAGAATGGTAACGAGATCCGAATGGGTATTGAGGTCAACAAGTTTGGCCGTGCAGTCGCTTACCACATCTTGACGTATCATCCTGGCGATTATGATTTCTCATCTCAACGAAGAGAAAAGAAATACAATAGAGTATTAGCAGACAAAGTAATTCACCTATACAAGCAGTTAAGACCGGGCCAGACCAGAGGAGAACCTTGGCTGGCACCGGCAATTCCTGCAATTAAGCAGTTAGGTGCATTTAGAGAAGCCGCAGTTGTGAATGCCCGAGTGGGCGCGTCAAAAATGGGGTTTTTCAAGGTTGCAGGCGGTGATGGCTTCGTTGCTGATGATTACGAGGATACAAGCCCTATAATCCAAGCCGACCCAGGAAGCTTTCACACACTTCCTGCTGGCGTTGATTTCACTGCATTTGAACCGGCATTTCCGAGCAATGAGTTTGATACCTTCCATAAATCTATCCTGCGAGGTATCGCAAGTGGCTTAGGAGTGTCTTACACCTCACTTTCTAACGATTTAGAGGCTACATCCTACTCAAGTATCCGTCAGGGAGCCTTGGAAGAGCGTGATTTCTACAAAAACATGACATCTTTCATGATTCAGCACTTTATCAAGCCTATTTATGACGCTTGGTTGGGTGCAGCGATGGAAATTAACTCATTTGGCATCCCGCTGAAGCAATATGATCGTTTTGCAGTCTCTGCGGAGTTCAGAGGCCGTGGTTTTAGCTGGGTTGACCCGTTAAAAGAGATGAATGCGGCTGTTACTGGCTTAAAGAACGGTATTTTGAGCTTAGGTCACGTTGCGGGTCAGTATGGGATGGATACTGAAGAGTTATTGAGTCAGATTGCGCGAGATAAGAAGTTATCTGAGCAATTTGGTGTAGAATATGCTATAGAACCTTATGGAACTCAAAGGAATATAGATCCAGAGGAAGGTGATGACTAGTTATAAGCCCAATGAAGGCATGAAGACTGCCGCCAACAGGGCTTTAGAGTGGCGCAAGGAGTACGGCAGAGGCGGTACTGCGGTAGGCGTTGCAAGGGCTAGAGACATCAAAAACGGAGCAGAATTGTCTGCAAGCACCGTAAAAAGGATGCATTCGTTCTTTAGTCGGCATGGCAACAACAAGGCCAAGCACTATAGCAAGAAGATGCCTGATGGAGGCCCAACCGCGTGGCGAATTGCGTGGGATTTGTGGGGCGGGAATGCAGGCGCATCTTGGGCTGAAGGGAAAGTGGCGAGCATGGAAAATGAAAGAGCCATAAACTCATCCTCTGAGAAGGGGTTGCAGAATAAGATGAAGGCTCATAACGAGTCTGTCACGGCTCAGAATAAGAAAGTCACGATGGGAATGCTGAGGAAGGTATTTAATCGTGGTATAGGCGCTTATAAGACCAATCCAGGGTCAGTAAGGCCAAACGTAAAGAGTCCTGAACAATGGGCGATGGCGAGAGTTAACAGCTTCTTATATGCGTTAAAGAATGAGAAGTTTAGAGGCGGTAAACACGATACTGATGTATTCCCTAAGGGACATCCGTTAAAATCAAAAGGTGATGAAAGACAAGAGGATATTCCTATGGAACGTCATGTAGTCAACGTAGAAGAAACTGAGGAAAGTTTCATCATTGAGTTAGCCAAAGAGCATGACTCGGAAGAGGAATCTACAGAAGAGATTGCCACTTCTAGCTATGATGATGAGAGAGACTCTGATTACCAGTCCATGATAGAAGACATGGACCGTGACGCTGAAGTGAAGGTTGAGTACCGTGCAATGGGCATGGATAAAGGCCCGATTGACGAAGAAGGCAGAACCGCAATGATTGCGCTGTCCTCCGAAGAGCCTGTTGAGCGTTCTTTTGGTAACGAAGTATTAGAACATAGTGCAGAAGCGATAGACCTTAGTTTTCTCGCATCTGGACGAGCGCCTTTGCTCATGGATCACGATCCAAAGCAGCAAATTGGCGTAGTAGAATCTGTAGAACTAGACAGTGAATCTCGGCGACTCCGAGCTAAAGTGCGTTTTGGACGAAACGGACTTGCCGCTGAAGCGTTCTCAGATGTCGTTGATGGTATTAAAGCTAACATAAGTGTTGGCTATGCTATCAATAAAATGGAGAAACGAGACAAGGATACCTATGTAGCTAAGTCTTGGAGACCCGTTGAGGCCAGCTTGGTAAGTTTACCCGCTGATGTGACAGTCGGCGTTGGACGATCCAGCGAGCCTTCCCAACCTATAACTGTAACTGAAAATAGAGGTGATCCCATGACTGAAGAAGTCAGAGAGTCAGTTGACGTTGCGGCAGTACAAGCGGAAGCTCGTAAAGCTGAACAACGGAATGCTGCACAGATTGTTGAGCTAGGCGCTCGGCACAATAAGTCTGATATGGCTCAAAAAGCTATCTCAGAAGGCCGTTCAATTGAAGAGTTCCGCGGAATCCTTCTGGACGAAATCAAAAGCACTGAGGGACTTGAGTCTCAAAACATTGGCATGACTCGCAACGAAGTTAAGCGATTCAGCCTTGTACGTGCTATCAACGCGCTTGCAAATCCCCATGATCGTCGCGCTCAAGAAGAAGCTGCATTTGAGTTTGAGTGTTCACGGGCTGCTGCTGACCAGTATGGCCGCACTGCACAAGGTGTAATGCTTCCTGCTGATGTTTTGCGTAACTGGACTCGTGACATCAATACTACTGATGATGCCAACATGCTTACGGAAGATTTCCGTGGCGGTGACTTCATTGACGTATTGCGAAACCAGTCTTCAGTAATGCAAGCTGGTGCGCGTATCCTCAGTGGTCTTCAAAGCGATGTTAAGATTCCGAAGAAAGCGACTTCTTCTTCTGCTGCTTGGCTTGCTACTGAAGGCGCAAACGTAGCTGAATCAGAGCCTACCTTCAGCCAGATTTCCCTCTCACCGAAGGATCTGGGTGCGTTTACTGAAGTAACTCGGCGTATGATCCAGCAGAGCACTTTAGACATTGAAGCGCTCATTCGTGATGACTTGGCGCAAGCTATTGCAACTGCAATGGACTTGGCAGCATTGGCGGGAACTGGCTCAAGCGGTCAGCCTACTGGTATCAAGAGCACTAGCGGTATTAATGCTGTTGACTTCGGTACTGCACCGGACTTAGTTCCTACGTTTGCACAAGTTGTTCAAATGGAAACAGAAGTTGCATCAGACAACGCTCTGCAAGGCAACCTTGCTTACATCCTCCCAGCGGCAATGTACGGCGCTTTGAAGACTGTAGAAAAGGCTTCCAATACTGCACAGTTTGTCATTGAGCCAGGTGGCACGATGAACGGTTATAAGGCTATTGTCTCTAACCAGTGTTCAGCAGGCGACTTGTACTTCGGCAACTTCAGCGACCTCTTAGTAGGAATGTGGGGCGGTTTGGATGTATTGGTTGATCCATACACCAACAGCAAGTCAGGAACTATCCTGATCCGCGCAGTCCAGACTATGGACGTTGCTGTACGACACGCAGTTAGCTTCTGCCTCGGTAATGACCAAGGTAGCTAACAGTGGTAATTAAGATAGGTGGGGCTTCGGCCCCACCGAATCTTGGAGGCAAGATGAAATATCAAGTTTTGCGGAACTGTATTATTGACGGTGCGCCTAGAAAGGCTAAGTCAATAGTAGAGATCTCTGATGCAGAGGCAAAGGCGTTGTTGGGCATTGGCAGAATCGCCCCATACGATGAGCCTAAAGTTGAGAACAGGGCTGTTGCTTTAGATGAATCTTCTGAAGCGCCTAAGAAACGAACGTACACAAAAGCGTACACAAAGAAGAACAAGTAGATGGTAGAGACCGCCGCTGACCGGCTGATCATGTTGAACGATTTCGGCGTTGACTGTAGTTATACGCCTGCCGGTGGTTCTGCAACTACGATTAAGACGATCTTGCTCAACGATTATTTTTCAGTTGAGACGGGAAGTGTTGCGGTAGAAGTCAATCAACCGATTGCGGTTATTCGGACTGCTGACGCTGCGTCTATCGCACATCAAGATACAATGGTTATCAGCGGCATCACTTATAAAGTTGTAAACATTCGCCCAGACGGTACAGGCATCTCTGAGATTCAACTGGAACAGCAATGAGTCACATAAGACAGCAGATCAGAGAGCAAGTAGGAACCACGCTGACAGGACTTACTACGACTGGTGCTAACGTATTTCAGTCTAGGGTTTATCCTCTGAGCGACTCCTCAATGCCTGCACTGGTCATTTACTCTAAGGCTGAGACCAGCAGCATATCTACGATAGGGACAGGGTTAGGTATAGACCGAGTTATGACCCTGACGATAGAAGCGTATGTGAAAGCGAATCTTACGTTTGACGATACTATAGATACAATTTGTGCGGAAGTAGAAACCGCTATGGGCAATGACCCCAAGTTAAACGACAAAGCAAGATTTAGTTATCTGGAGTCCACCGACATTGACTATGATGGTGACGGTGAGAATCCGGTAGGGTATGCAACGATGAATTATGTTGTAGAATATAGGACAGCACAAAACGCTCCAGAAACAGGAATATAGGTGATATACTATGAAGTTATATAGCCCAGACGGTTCATCAGAAGTTGATGCACATCCGTCTAAAGTAGAATCTATGATCAACCTCGGTTGGACAGAAGAAAAGAAGGGTAAAGCAAAATCTAAGAAGGCTCCTGAGCCTGTAGATGCTGTTGAACCCAAAATTGAATCAGATAAGGAGTCTGAATAATGGCAAGTCACATCGGACGCGATGGAATTGTTAAAGTCGGCAGCGATGCTGTAGCCGAAGTTAAATCATTTTCCATAGAAGAAACAGCCGACACGGTTGAGACGACAAAAATGACAGATACGGCCCGTACTCATGCAGTCACTTTGACCAGTTTTTCTGGGTCATTAGATTGTTTTTGGGACGAGACAGATACAAACGGACAGGGAGCTTTAACAAACGGCTCTTCTGTTACTTTGAATTTGTATCCTGAAGGCGATACTAACGGCGATACCTACTACTCTGGCACAGCTTTGGTGACAGGCGTGTCTAGAAGTGCAAGCTTTGACGGGATGGTAGAAGCTACTATCTCCGTACAAGGTACAGGCGCATTAACGTCAGCTACGGTTACCCCGTAGTATGCCTAAGCTAATTGAGAACGCTGTAGCTCATTTTGGCACTAAGGAATTACGCAAGATTGAAGTCCCCGAGTGGGATGTAACCTTGTATGCAAAGAATCTGACGCTTGATGATAAAGCTCGGATGCTACGCCGCGCAGATGCAGATAACACTGATTATCTTATCTACGCGGTGATCTTTGGCCTTACTGACGAAAATGGCGATCAAGTATTCACTCTTGAAGACAAAGTTTCGCTAAGGAAAAAGGTTGATCCAGACGTTGTGACTAGGCTCGCTACGTTTGTTCTTACCGCTGACAATGAGTCAGAGGAGGACAGGGAAAAAAACTTATAACTGACCAAGACAAACCAACTCAGCTATACTACATGTATGAGTTAGCAGAGCGCCTTGGTCAGCCCTTAACGACAATCCTAGACATGACTGTTTCTGAGTTTGATCATTGGTGGACGTTCTTTAGAGTTAAAAGAGAATTAACAGATGGCGACAAGAGACACAGTCCTAGCAAGAATCCTAATAGATGATCAGACTAAGTTAGGATTCAACTCCTATGCCCGTAATGTAGAGCGAGCAAAGAAAACCTCCGAAGCCTTTCGCAAGCATGCGATAGATAAAATATCTGTTGGGCTGGAGAACCAAGTACAAGCACTGAAGAAGTCAGCTAAAGAGTTAGACCTCTTGGCTGCTGCCAACATGGGCGCTAATCAGGCCCAGCTAGACCACATAACCTCACTTCATCAGGCCATTGACGCTCACAAGCGTGAAGCAGAGGCCCAAGAAGAAGCCGCTCGCCAAGCTAAAGCCAAAGCAGACGAAGACAAACGTGCTTCTGATATAACTGAAAAAACGATAAGACAGTTAAATTTTGAGGCCAAAGCCGCCAACATGACGGCAGATCAGATCCAGCTTATGAAGCTAGAGATGATGGGATTGAGCAAGGCTCAGATAGAGCAAGTCAAAGCTGCACAACTTGCCACCAGCGAAATGCGAGAACAAGGTGTAGTCGCTGCTAATACTTCTAAGACTGGACTTAGGATTATGCGTGGCGGCTTCGGTCAGCTTGGTCACCAAGTCCAAGATATTGCAGTACAGCTTCAGATGGGTCAGAACGCAATGCTGGTCTTCGGGCAGCAGGGTTCGCAGATTGCTTCTTTATTCGGTCAAAACGGCGCATTGATTGGAGCCTTGCTTGCGGTTGGTGCCGCGGTTGGTACTTCATTAGCTCCTGCCTTATTCAAGACTAGAGATCACTTAGAAGAGCTTGAAGAAGTTGCTCAAAGAGTAGCCAAGGTGATGGCCCTAGACTTTGTTACTGGGACGGGAACTCTCACCGATGAAATAATTGAGCTTGGACAAGTATCCGAAGATCTTGCTAGGAGAAAGTTAAAAGGAGGATTAGAGGCAGCTATTCTATCAGTAACCGTCGCACAAGAAGGGTTGCTTGAAAAGATAGATGAGTTTGATACTCGTACTCATGCTGGGTTTGTTGTTCCTCAGAGCTTGGGGGAATTAAAGACAGAATTTGGTATAACGACAGACTCGGCAGAGCAATTGATCGCCGCTGCCGTAGCTGTAGGTGAAGGTGTAGATGGAGCGGTCCCAGCGTTTGACTCACTCTTGCAGTCAATTCAGCACTCAGAAAACGCTACCACAGAACAGAAACAGGCGTTGCTTGATGCAAGAACAGCCATAGACGAACTGACTGAAGCAGAGATTCTTAACGAGAGACAAATAGCTGCATTAACTGCTTTGCAAGCAAACTTTTCAGAAGAGTTGAAGTCTGGGACAGAAGGAGCTAAGGAGCTTGCTCAATCTCAGAAAGAAATACAGCAGACAGTTGATGGCTTAGTATCGTCGCTACAAAATGAAATTATTGCGTTAGAGGTTAGTGAGGACGCGGCTCAAAGGTTAAAGCTTGCCAATGAAGGACTTAGTACGTCCGACATAGACATGGTAATGGCTTTGCGGAATAGGATTAAAGAGCAACAAAAAGCAAACGCTGAAACAGAAGAAGCGGCACAAGCAGAGATTGATGCGGCAAACTCAAGGCAAAACTTTGTAGATGGAGTAGTTGCTCAAGCCGAAGCCCTTGGTAAAAGTAATATAGAGATTTTAGAAGCTAACATCCTAACTGGACAGTTAGACGATACTCAACAAACAGCTTTCGCCAATGCTATAGAAAGGATGAGAGAATTTAAGGCAGAGCAAGATAAGCAGGCTGGTATAGCAAACATTGAATCCTTGAGGCAATCGTTAGCAACTGAGGAAGAGGCGTTATTTAATTCATTCGTTAGTCAGAACCAGATAGTGGCCGAGGCTTTAGCAACAAGATCCACAACCGAGGAAGCCGCTAGGGAGTTACAGCTAAAGCTTCTTGCTGATTATAACGACAAGAAAAAGGCGCTGTTGAAAGACGGCGCTGATGAAGAAATCTTGACGGGGAGCAAGCTAACGGGCCATATGCTAGGTCAGCTAGGAGAGCAGTTCTCTGGAGTCCAAGCTGTAAACAAGAAGATGTTCGCAGCCCAGAAAGCATACAAGATAGCTAATGCTATTCAGAATACATATGACGCGGCTAATAATGCACTTTCATCACCTTACCCTTGGCCTCTTCCACAGGTGTTTGCAGCAACCGCTGTAGCCGCTGGTTTAGCTAACGTAGCAGCAATCAAGTCAACTTCATTTGAAGGTGGTGGTTTTACCGGAATGGGTGGTAGATCTGGCGGTGTAGATGGAAAGGGCGGCTTCCCTGCAATCCTTCACCCTAACGAGACAGTTATTGATCATACTAAGGGTGGAAGCGGTGGCGTGACTATCGTAAATAACATAGACGCAACAGGCGCAGACTCTAACGTAGATATGAAGATTCGCTCTGCGGTAGAACAAGGTAGTCAACAGACAGTGGCTACGATACAGGATCTTCTCAGACGTAGGAGATTTGTCTAATGACTGTTTACATGTTCCCGTCAATAACACCTTCGTCTACCACGTTTGAGTTAGTGACGAATACTAGGACGTTTCAAAGTCCGTTGACTAACGCAGTTCAGACGCTTGGAAGAAAAGGCTCTCTCTGGAAAGTTACTATGAGATTCAATAACCTGTCAGGGAATGATAGGGCGATCATGCAGGCGTTCTTGACTAAATTAAATGGTCAAGAGCATAGGATGTATTTGCAAGATCACGCTGCTGTCAAAAGAGGCGTTGCGCCTAGCAATCCTGCGGATACTTTAGTTGTGAGTAGTGCAGGGCAAACAGGCTCAACCTTGAATGCTAGTGGAGCGACAGCTTCGCAAACTGGGTATCTTAAAGCAGGAGATTACATAGCATTTAACAACGAACTTCATATGGTGACAGATGATTGTAATTCAACAGCATCCAACACAGTTGCCATACCGATTGCACCACCTATAAGGAAGCCGACAGAAACTACAAACGGTCAGGATACAATAGATTATTTGCAGCCAGTATTTGGAGTATTCATGTTATCTAATTCTGCCTCATGGGGTACTCAGCCTGGAATATTCTCATCTTTTACAGTAGAGGCTGTTGAGGATGTCTTAGCATGA